CCATCGCGGCATAGATGCGCGCCCTGCGGCGCGCGCCGTCCTCTCCCGACCGGTCGGCAAGGCCGTACTCGCGCTCCCAGCGGGAAAGCCCCGCCGCGTCCGCCTGACCGACGAGCAGCCGCGCATTGACCCGCTCCCCCGCTTCGCGCAGCAGCGCCTCGCCCGCCTCGCTTGCCTTCAGCACCGCGCCGACCGGCTGAATTTTCGTCACGCTCTCCGGCAGTCTCATGCCGTCACCTCCGTGAGCGTCACCGTGCCGGGTACGCCGATCTCGCGCTCGCCGAGCGCGAAGCTGGTCCCCGCGCCGCCGAGTGTGAAGGCCGTCACATCGGCGACTCCCTCCTGATCGAGCAGAATGGCGCTCACACGCGCGTAGCTGACGAGGCGGGTCGTTAATGCCCCCTCGCGGCAAAATGCCGTGAAGGCCCCTTTAAATGCGTTTACGACCCCTTCGAGGCTCGCACCCTCGCTCAGAACGACGCTTGCGGCGATGTTCAGCGGCTTTTCGACCGCTGCGAACACCTTCGCGTCCGCGCCGATGGGGCGCTTTTCGTCCACGACGCTCTGCGCCGCCGCGACCGCCGCCGCGCTCGCGGCTCTGCCGTCCTGCCCGACCGCGACAATGTCCACCGTCCCCGCGCCGCGCGCGAGGGGCAGCACGCGCACGCGCAGAAGGCCCTCCACCGTGCCGCACCACGCGGCGTAATCGTCGGCGTTGCCGCTCGCGCCCTGCCGCTTGAGGCTTTCGAGCGCGCGGGAGCGCAGCGTTTCGTCGTCCTCGCCTGCGCGGCGCTCCACGCCGCGGTCGGCGCAGACCCTTGTGAGCCACTCCCCCGCCGCGCTCGCGACGAACGCGCGCTCCTCCAGACCGTCGATCTCCGTACTCCACAGCTCCGCGCAGCCGTCCGCGCAGGCGCGCAGGAGGTCGCCCACGAAGCTGCCCTCGACCGTGCTGCCCGCGCCCGTGTAGGCTTTTTCCATCGCGGCAAAAATTTCGTCCTTCGTCATGCCGTTTCCGCCTCCGTTTCAAAGGAATTGTACACCGTTTTCACGGTGAAGCGCACCGTCGCGCCGTCCGCGCGGTGCTCGAACGAGAAGCCCTCCACGCCCGTGATGTACGGGCAGACGAGCAGCGTCTCGGTGATGGTTCTCTTGAGCAAGCTCTCGCGGATGCCCGCGTCGCCGCTCCTGCCGAGCAGCGCGGCAAGCTCGTTGCCGTAGTCGCCGCTGTGCGCGCTGTACCTCCAGCGCGCGCACCTTGCGTCGAGCGCAAGGCGCACCCAGAGCTTCACGGCCTCGTCGCCCTCAAGCGTGTACGGCTCGCCGCCGCGCAGCGCAAGCGCGCCGCTCTCCCAGTCCACCGCCCACTCCCGGAAAAGCGGGAGCGGGCTTTCGTTTGTCTCGGGGGCCGTCCCCCAATCGGGAAAAATCATCTTCTCTCCTCCCCTACTCCACAAAAAACAGCAGCAAAAAGCCCTCCTCGCACGGCAGGAGCGCAAGCGTCCGCCCCACATCCTCCGCGCGCAGGCTCATGCCTGCCGGACGGAACAGCCCCTCGCTCACCTCGCACCCGCCGACGCGGACCGTCAGGGGTGAGACGCCCGCGAGCGTCCCGAACAGCGCGCCGCCCCCGTCAAGGCTCTTTTCGGGCCGGAGCAGCGCCCACAGCTCGCTGTATACATTCATGCCTCTCCCTCCCAGGTCAGCTCGGTCGTGAACAGCCCGCGCTCCCAGCGGTGCTTTACCGCCGTGAGCGGATACGCGCCGTCCAGTCCGAACTCCTTCCGGTGCAGCTCGACCATTGCGCCGCAGCGGTACCTGAGGTCGCCGCGCACCGTCAGCTCCCCGCGCAGGATACGCCCGCGCAGGCCGCCCTGCGCCTGCGCCGCAGCGTCCCCGCTCTTGCCCAGCACCCGCTGGCGCAGTCCGAAGCGGGCGAGGTCGGTCGTGTTCTGCGCCGTGGCGGCGGCCGCCCCCCTGCGGTCGATGACCGCGCAGCGGTTGACCATCTGCCTTGCGTCCGCCGTCCCGCGGCTCGCGAGCACCGTCTCCTCGGCGATGACAAAGCGCTCCTGCCCCGCCTTCGTGACCGTCAGCGCGCCGTTCTGAATGGAGATCTCGCGCTCCTCGCCCACCGTCTGTCGAAGAATGTCGAACGCCCGCACGCCAGCGCCCGCCACCAGCCGCTTCCAGCCCGCGGGGACCTCCAGCGTCCCCACGGGAAGGCTCAGGCGCATCGCCGCCGCGCGGCAGATCCCCTCCGGCGACCCGGCGAATACGCCGGACAGCTCGTTCGCCGTCAGGTACAGCCCGCGGTCGCACGCAATGAGCGTCACCGTTTCGACATTTCTCGACACCGCCTGCACCGCGCCGAGAAAGACCTCCTCCCCCGCGTCGCCGAGCAGCCGCACCGCGTCGCCGAGGGCAAGGCTCTCCTTTGGAAAATAGCGGTCGGCCGCCGCCGTGAGCAGCACCGCCGTGAGCGTCGCCGCCGCGTCGCCGCGGCTCTTTTCCAGCGTCATGCTCTGCGCCGCCGCGTTGAGCAATATCCCGTTTGCATATAGCTTCACAGCACCAGCACCTTTCCGACCGGTAATTTTCGCGGCTCGGTCACGCCGTTTTTCTTCGCGATCTCGCGCCAGCGCGTCCCGTCGCCGTACAGCTCGCAGGCGATGCCCCAGAGCGTGTCCCCACGCTTGACCGTCCGTGTTTTCGGCAGCACGCGCTCGTCCGCGCGCGCCGTTTTCCCCGCGCTCTGCACCGCGCCGTCTGCGTCCTTTGCCAGCTCGGACGCAAATTTATACTCGCGCAGCGTCAGCGTCAGCGTGATGTCGCCGTCGCCCTCGCGCAGCGTCTCGGTCACATCCTCGATGAGGAACGCGTCGTTGATGTCGCTGCCGGAAACGATCAGGCGCACAGGGTCGCCGCTGTCCTGCCAAGCCTTCAAAAGCGAGAGCACCTCCGCGCCGTCCGTGCCGCCGTAAAATGGCGAGCGCTCCTCCGGCAGGAATGTCGTGAACGACACCTCGCGCAGCCCGCGCCCGCCCCAGAGATTGACCGTTCCGCCCATCGCCAGCCGCTCCACGCGGTTGCAGTTGGGGCGCGAAACGCGCAGCCGTTCGGGGTTGACTGTAAAGGTAAACTGCTGTTCACCGTTGTTGTGCCAAATCAAAATTGTCCGACTCTTTGCCATATTCCCCCCTATCGCACCCACGCCGCGCGGCGCAGGCCGTCGAGCAGCTCCCGCGCGACCCGCTCGGCAAGTTCCGATGTGGTTTCGTGCAGCGTTTCCGTGACTTCCGACTTACTTTCGTGCAGCGGATCCCCGCCTGTCGCGTCGTTTTCCGACTCGGTTTCGTGCAGCGTTTCCGTGATTTCCGACTCACCTTCGTGCAGCGCGTTTCCGCTTCCCGCACCGTTTTCCGACTCACTTTCGTGCAGATTCGCTCCGCCCCGCCCGTCGATTTCCGACTTGCTTTCGTGCAGGCCGAGCGCATATCCGTCCTCCGGCGCGGCGCGTTCCGATAAAAACTCCCGCTCCGTTTTCTGTAAACTGCCATCCGTTTTGTCCGAAACCCCAACATTTTGTGGTGCATCGGGCGATTTTTCGGGCAGGACTTGTGTTTTGCCGTCAGGCGGGAGCGGTTCGCCATATTCTGCCAAAAACTCACATGAGGCTTGTCCGCCCGCTTTTTCTCCATGCACGGAACGATGTCGGATTTCCGCGTTTTTTCCCGCTTTTTCCCGCACGGTGTCAGGTCGGAACGCTGCGTCCGCCGTTTTTTTCTGCACGGCTTCGCGTCGGACTTCCGCATTTACCTGCACGACGGCAGGTCGGATTTCCGTCTCATGTGAGTCCTGTCCGCCCGCGCCTTCGTCCGTCCCGTCCGCCGTGTGGTCGAACCGCTGACCTCTTGACCGCCCGTTATCCGCCGTGCGTCCGTCCGATGTCACGGCAGGGAACGCCGCCTTTTTGTCCGTGCCGTGCGCCGCGGCTTCACCGGCTGTCCCGTCCGATGCCTCGGAGGAAGCGCCCGTGTCCGCGGCTTCGCCCGCGCCCGCGCTGTCGCCAGCCGTGTTCCCCGCGGGGAAGTCCGTCCTCTGCGCCGTGCCGCCGTCCATGCCCGTCCAGCCGGACAGCGCGCGCACCGCCTCGGCGGCCTTCGCCGCCTCCGCGTCGGACACGAGCGCCATCACCTGATCGGGGCGGTAGACCTTGCCCGCGCGCAGCAGCGCCGCACCGGCGCCTTGCAGCTCACGGCAGGCGGCATAGAACACCGCGCGGTCGCCGTCCGCGCCGCGCATGAGCCGTTCCAGCTCGCGGACGGGGAGCGCCTCGACCGTCACCGTCCCCAGCGTACCGGCCTCGACCGTCCCGCGTGCGCGGGCGTTGTCCGCCCGCGCCGCGAGAACGTCCCCAAGCGTCATCATTCGCCGACGCCGATGGCGTCAAGGCTCTTGAGTTCGCTCGGACGGAAGGTGAACGGCAGGCTCTGGCCGTTGACCTCGCCGATCTTGTAGTTGATGAACGGCAGCTCCGTGAACGCCACGCCCGCAATGGCGTAGCGCTCCTCCTGCCCGTCCACGCTGTCCGGGTCCTTGAGCGCGGTCGTGATGGTGCAGCGCTTGTCCACGCCGCGACGCGCTTCGTCGAGGACCTCGTAAAAGCGGGTGTAGACCTGCTTGAGCTTCATCGTACCCTCGCCGGAATAGCCGGTGATCTTGCTGTCCACATCCATGCCGAGCTGCACGCGCTCGCGCTGCAGCTTGACCTTGACCGTGATGCTCTCCAGCTCTGCGATCAGCGCGCCGTCCACCCAGACGGACGCGAACGAGCCGGAAAGCGTGCGGTTTGCCTGTAACTGTGCCATATTTTTACCCTCCTTTTACATCGCGATCCTGAGCGTCAGATCCTCCATCGCGTCACAGAATGTCAGGGAAGCCTCCAAAAAGACCTCGCTGCCGGTGTTCGCGCGGAGAATTTCTGCGTCGGACATCTCGCCCGTGTCCGTGCCGTGGCTCTCGAGCCAGCCGCGTTGGCCGGACAGGGACACACGGCACGCGTTGTCCGCCGTCTTGTCCAGCACATCGCCCTCGAGCGCCTTGAAATAGGCGTTGATGGCCGTCACGAGCAGCAGCTTGTTGTCGTAATCGTTCAGCACGCTGCCGATGTAGCCCTCGCGGAAGGTGCGCGTGATGTCCGCGCGGATGAGGTCCACGCCGTCCACGATCTTGATCTTTCGGAACGCCGCGCCGTGCGCGGTCGTGACCGTGGTCAGCGAGTTGACCGCGCGGCCGAGGCAGTAGCCCTCGCCGTTCGGCACGAGGATGAGCTTGCCCGCGTCGATGGCGGCGTCCGCGTCGCTCTGCGCGCCGCAGGAGACGACCTCGCTCAGCTTGGCATAGGTCGCCGAGCGCGTGAGCGGCGTCGCCGCCAGCAGACCCGCAATGCGCGCGGCGTAGTTGTCCGCCGTCACCGCGCCGTCGGTGAGTACGATGTCCTCCGCGCACAGATTGATGATGCCCTCATCGTCGGGCGCCGTCGCGTTCGCCACGACCGCCTTCACGCCGCGGCCCTTGGCGCGCTCGGCCTTGATGTAGCTGATGACTTTCGCCTGCGTCAGCCCCGGCGCGGCAAGGTAGTCAAAGTCCAGCGTGTCGAGCGCGGTAAAGGTGTCTGCCTCATCGCTGCCGACGCGCAGCACCGCCACCTTGCTCGGCGCGGCCAGAAAGCACAGCGAGAGCACGCGGTAGTTCTCCTTCGTGAACTTGCTCTCGTCCACCTCGCTCAGACTGCGGTACACGGCGCTCGCCGCGCCGCCCTTGGTCGCGTCCGTGACAGCCAGCGCCACGACCCCGCGGCTCGAGCGCTTGACGGCGCTCACCGCCGCCGTTTCAAAGGAAATGTAAATTTCCGGTAAACCCATTTCGGTTTCTCCTCCTGTTATCAAATCAGTTGCTTTCGTTCCAATGCAGCACCTGCATCGTTTCGCCGCCCGCGCCGCCGCCGTCCGCCTTGGGCGGCACGCTTCGCGTCAGCGAGAGCGTAAAGCGCAGCTCGTCGCCCTCTGTCTCCAGGCCCTGCGGGGACAGCACGCGCCGCACCTTGCCGCCGTCCGGCACGCCGGAGGGCAGCGCCATCGGAATGCCCCGCAGCAGCACGGGGACCAGCGCCGCGAGCCGTCCGTTTTTGTCCGACCGCTCGCGGTCGCCCGCACACCTTATGCTCACGCGGTAGCGATGCTCGGCCTGCGCCCCGCCCGCGCACAGCACCGCGCCGTCCTCCCGCGCGTCCACCGTGATGAGCGGGTACTCGCCCGTGTGCCTTGCGGGGGCGCACACGGCGTGAATGCCGCTCTCCCGCTCCAGATAGGCGCGCACGCCCTCTTTGATGTCGTTCAATTTCTCACCTCCGACTCATGTGAGTCTTGTCCGCCGCCTCCCAGCGGCGTTCCCCCCTTGCAGGGGTGATTCTCTTTGCGAAAGAGAACCACCCCCCGCACCCCCAAGAGAACGCAAGGGGCGGGTCGCCCCTTGACTCTCGTACCTTTCTCCTCGAATCACCCCTCAGGAACACACGTCCGTGCAACGGCGCGGCAAAGCCGCGTTTCCATCGGCTTTCGACTTGGTCTGCGCCTATATCCGCTCAGCCGCTGGTGCAGTGCGGTTTCGTTCCCCTCTGCAACCTGTCTCCGCTCTGCCGCTCCTGCACATCTGGTACGAAAACTCATGTGAGTTCTGTCCGCCGCCTCCCAGCGGCGTTACGAAGCGTCCCCGCTCCGCGAGCACCGCTTTTGACCGCGCAAAAGCGGTGGGAAAACGCGCACGGGCTTTGCCCGTGACCCATTCATTGTCCGCCCCTGCCACACTGATGCTGCCCGCGCTGTGCAAAGAACTGCCTGCCGGTTTTTTGCGGCTTTCGATCTGGTGTGCTCCTTGCCGCCGCTGCCGCTCTGCGGCGGGGTTTCGGACAAAACTCACATGAGTTTTCGTACCAGATACGCAGCAGCGGCTGAGCGGAACAAGAAGCACACCAAGTCGTCAGAAGCTCCTGCACCCCCGTACTGTTCCCAAAAAGTTGGCTTCCCTCGGCAGTCCGGGGGTCAAGGGGCTTGCCCCTTGTGTTTCTCTGGGGGTCGCGCAGGGGGTGGTCTCTTTCAAAAGAGACCATCCCTTGCGAACCGTCAGAGGGCGTCAGCCCTCTTTGTGAGCCGTGCCGCCCTCGGCACTCCCCTGTGAAGCAGGTACGGATACCTCCGTAACCTCCACCACCGTCACGCAGTGGCTCGGATAGCGTACGCTGTCGCTGGCGCGGGCGTGGTACACACGCCCGCTTTTGTCCGACACCGTCACGCGGTCGCCCAGCCGCAGCCAGATCTCCGGCATCGTGTAGAGCGAGAGCGCGTAGCGGCTCTCGCACAGCGCCGCGCCCTCCGCACCGACCGACGGCGCACTCGTGAGTGCGCTGCGGCTGAGCGCGCAGGGAATATCGGCATAGACCGCCCGCTCCGTCCAGTCGGACAACGGACGAAATACGCAGGCCGTGCGGTCGAAGGTGCGCCGCAGCGCCCTTGTCATCCTCGCGTCGCGCATTTTCAGCCCTCTCGAAGCGTTCCGAGCCTGCACCACGGCGCAAGCAGCACGCTTTCGGCGTTTTTCCCGTCCAAATAGGTCACGGATGTGTCGCCGCGCGTGATGCTTTTCACGTCGGACTCACGTGAGACCAGTCCGACCAGCACCGCCGCGACCGCCTGCTCCATCTCCTCCGGAATGTCCGACCGGTTGCAATGCGCCAGCGCGCGCTCGCAGGCGATCTCCGCGAGCAGCGCGCCCGCCTCGCCGAGCGGCTCGCCCGCGAGCGCCTCCGCCTTCGTCAAAATAGCGTCCCGCTGCGAGAGCGTCACGCCGCCCATTTAGTTGCCTCCCGCGGCCTGCGCGGGTTCAACGATCGCGCCCAGGGAAACGACGCTCTTCGTCGGCACGAACAGGTCGTAGAGATAGCGCGCCTGAATGGCGGTGCCGTCGAAGAACTGGTTCTCCTCGGGGCCGAACTGCTTGATGGAGTCGAGCTTGCTCACCGCCAGCGGCGCGGAGCAGTGGGCGAGCAGCACATTGATGTCCTGTGCGCCGGTCGCGGACACGATGCCGCCGCTGTTGCCGCTGCCGGTCTGCACCGTGACGGCAGTTTTCATGCGGCTCTGCGGCACGAAGATGCACGGCAGGTCGTCGAGCAGCATCACATTGTCGTAGGTCACGCCGTTGATGCTCACGCCCGCGCCGAATGTAATGCTGTGGTAGGTGCCGGTCGCCGCGGCGAGGAACGCGCTCTTATTCTTGTGGGAAACGAGCGCCACATAGCCGTCCATGACCTCCGCGTCGTCGCGCACGGTCTGCAAAAGGCCGCAGACCTTCTCGATGATGTTGCTCTTGGTGAGCGCCGCGGACATGATGTGCGTTCCCTTGTGGGCGGTGTCGGCGTTCGCCAGCGCATAGAGCTTCTGGATGCGGTAAGTGTCCTGCTCCTTCACGAGCGCGTTTCGCGCGAACTCGCGGATCACATTCTCCGCGGTGGCGAGGAAATTGGTGTCGTTGGGACTGGTGCGGTCGAGCGCGAACTTCACGCCGCGGTCCATCGCCAGGGTGTAGGTCGTCCAGTCGTTCGAGACCGTGCCGCTGGGGTAGGCGCTGCCGTCGCTCTTGGTGGCGTCGTAGTTGCCCAGCCCGCTCGTCGAGAGCGTGGAGATCTCCAAATCGCGGCCGCCGGTGAAGCGCACCTTGCCCGCCTCCGGGATCATCCAAGCGGTCGCGGACGCGGCCACCAGCTCCTCGTCAACGAACTGCTGGTATGCCTTTGCGTAATCAAATGCCATTATATTACCTCCGGTAATCAAATTTCACCCTCTTTGGGGTGTCAGAGCCGCGCCGCCTGAAAGGGATCGCAAAAGGAAGAAAGAGAAAAAAGGAGGACCCTTTCCCGCTGAGCATTGACGGCAGCGGCGCGGCTCATATTTTCAGCATAGCCCGCTTTTCCGCCCATTTCCCTTGTCGCCGTTCCCAAGTCAACGACACGCCCCCTCGCGGCACCGGCGCGCCGCTGTTTTCGCCGCACCCCGCGGCAGAGCAAAGGGGGACCATTCTCAGCGGAAGAATGGCCCCCCTTATACCCCCCAAGACCGCAAGGGCTGCGCCCTTGACCTGCCATTGCCCGCCCCTGCGGGGACGATGC